AAATAGCAAAAGAATACATACCAATATTTCAAACATTACTAGTTACCGTATACGGAGCTTATTTTGTAGGTAGAACTTGGGAAAAAGCAAAATCAATAATTAAAAAATAAACAATATGGGACAATATGGAAATCAACCAGATTTCGGAACGTTTGCATCAAGTGTAACACCAAATGATACCATTTCATTTGCCAACAATGTAAATGCTTCTTGCTTATATATAGGAACAACAGGTAACGTATCTGTTATCTTAACTGGAGTTGTAGGTTTACAAGGCACAGTTACAAAATTAAACTTAGACCCTATTTTTACAGGAGCTAATCCTTATTACACTGGATTTACAGCAGGTTCAGGTTATGTGCAAGGTACAGACATTGCTACAACAGCTAACACAATTATACCTTCAAATTTAACAGTAGATATTACAGTTCCAGTTCCAACAACAAATGCTTTAACACCAGGAACCGGTTATAGTGTAGGAGCTTTTACGGTAACAGGAGGTAACGGTACAAATTTAAGTGGAACTATTGATAGTGTTACCGCAGGCGCTATAGCTACATTTACTATATTAGTGGGTGGAACTAGTTATCAAGCAGGAGACGTGTTAACAATAGTAGAAGGCGCTGGAGCTGGTGGCGCTATAACTTTAGCTACTGCACCAAACGGGGCTATAACAGGCGTAGCTATTAATAAGGTTGGAGAAAAATACTCAGTTGGAGATATAATAACCATAGCGGCTGGAGGATTTAATTCTACGTTTTGCATAGGATCAGTTAAAGGTTTATTACCGGATTCTAGTCAAGCTTTAGTATTTAAAAACATAGCTTCTGGAACATTTTTACCTGTCATTGTAGATTACGTATTAGCTGCAGGCACTACAGCTACGGATATAATAGCTATAAAATAACATGGGGCTAGGACTAGGAATAGGAATTGGTATTTCATGGGCGGCCTCAGGGTCTGTTCCAGCCGCTTATGTTTTTACTTCTAAAACAGAGCTACAAACAGCTGTTAATTTATGGATTTCAAATAGAGCAGCCGCTGTATCAGCATATGGTCAAATAAACACCTGGGTTGTTACAGCTATTACAGATATGTCAGAATTATTTAAAGGTAAAAATACTTTTAATGATGATATTTCAAATTGGGATGTGAGTAATGTGGTTAATATGTTTGAGATGTTTGGAGGTGCATCAATTTTTAATCAACCATTAAATTCATGGAACACGAGTAGTGTGACTAATATAAAACAGATGTTTACTAGCGCGATCGCTTTCGATCAACCTATTGGAAACTGGAATGTAGGTAGTGTTACTGATATGATCGGTGTGTTTGCTGGTGCTGCATCTTTTAATCAACCCTTAAATTTATGGAATGTAGGTAGTGTGACTACTATGGTTGGTATGTTTCCTGGGGCATTAGCTTTCAATCAAGATATTGGTGATTGGGATATAAGTAATGTTACTAATATGACTTTTATGCTAACCAATGTACCCGCTTTTAGTACGGCTAATTACAATGCCTTGTTAGTAGGATGGGGAGCAGAAACAGTACAAGCAAATGTAGTTTTTGATGCTAGTACTACTAAATATTCTTCAGCAGCAGCGCAAAGTGGACGTAATACTCTTACTTCAGCTCCTAATAACTGGGTGATTACCGATGGCGGAAGAGAAAGTTATGTATTTACTACAAAAGTTGAATTGCAAACAGCTGTTAATTTATGGATTTCAGATAATGCAGCAGCAGTTCTTGCATACGGACCAATTAATACTTGGAATGTCTCAGCTATTACAGATATGTCGCAATTATTTCTTAATAAATCCACCTTTAATGATGACATCAGTGCTTGGGATACAAGTAATGTTACTACTATGCAATTAATGTTTAACGCAGCAGTAGATTTTAATCAACCTTTAAATTCTTGGAATGTTAGTAATGTTACTAATATGGGGCTTATGTTTAATGGCGCTAATAAATTTAATCAAAATTTAAATTCTTGGGATACAAGTAAGGTGACAACAATGGCCGCAATGTTTCGACAAGCAACGGTTTTTAATGGAAATATAACTTCTTGGAATGTGAGTAGTGTGGTATTTATGCAACAGATGTTTGAATCAGCTAATGCATTTAACCAAAATATAAGTTCTTGGACTACAACTAGTGCAACTAGTATGAGTTTTATGTTTGCATTTACATTATTTTTCAATCAAAACTTAAATTCATGGAATGTGAGTGGTGTTACTGATATGGAATCTATGTTTCAAGGAGCAGTAGATTTTAATCAAAACTTGAATTCATGGAATGTGAGTAGTGTAACTGATATGAGGCTTATGTTTAGTAGTGCCGCTGTTTTTGTTGGAGATATATCTTCTTGGAATACAGCAGCAGTTATTGATATGGGTGGTATGTTTGCATTTGCATTAGTTTTCAATGGAAATATAAGTGCTTGGAATGTGAGTAATGTGACTAATATGGCTAGTATGTTTAATAGTGCTCCTATTTTTAATCAAAATTTAAGTGCTTGGGATGTGGGCAACGTACTTAGTATGGGTAATATGTTTACTTCTGCCGCTGCTTATAATACTATTAATTACGATGCACTTTTAATAGGTTGGTCTGCTTTAACTCTTCAATCTAATGTTACTTTTAACATGAATTTAACAACGGAATTTACAGAAGGAGCAGCAGCAACTGGTCGTGGTGTACTTACATCAGCCCCTAATAATTGGACAATTACAGATGGAGGACAAGTGGTTGAATTAATAATAACGGAAAATGGAGATAACTTAACAACTGAAAGTGGAGACTTTTTAGAAACTGAATAAAATAAATTATGGCAAATATAAAAATAACAGGATTAACAGAATTAACAACAGTAACTGATTCTGCTAATATTCTAGTACCAATCGTAAGCAATGGTACCTCAACACTTAAAATCACGCTTGCAAATTTAGGTCGTGGAGTATTTCCATCACTTAGCACCGCAGTTCCAGTAAATTCTTCCGGAGTAGCTGGGGATAAAGCTGGAGATATGGTTTTTAGTGCATCTTTTCTTTACTACTGTGTTACTGATTTTGTAGCTGCGGGAACTCAATGTTGGGAAAGAATAGCCAAAGACGCTACAGCTTGGTAAATAATATAAGAACAAGTAACTATATAAATATAAATTAAATCTAATAAATTAAAATTATGAGCAAATTAAAGAAGACTACCAAAGCAAAAGAGAAAGCAGCAAACTACATTACAGCTGAACAACTAGAAACTATTAAAGATCAACAAAATAAATTGCAAAATGCGCTTGTTGATATTGGTTATCTTGAAAGTAAAAAGTTTTCATTAGTACAAGTACAGATTGGAGCAGCGGCGGCTTTAGAAGCTACAAAGAAAGAGCTGGCAGATCAGTACGGTAAAGTTAACATTGATCTTACAGATGGTAGTTATACGCTTGCGGAGGATGTTGAAAAAGAAGATGAGTCTATTATGAAAAAAGCATAATGAGCTCTATTGTAAGAAAGATCAGTATAGGTTCTGACTATAAGAACGATGCCATGCATTATGCAGTTGGGCAAAACGTTTATGGTGGACATACTATTACAGCTATACTACATAATCAACTTACAAACTCTTACAGCATATACATTAAAAAAGGAGATGAGGTAATGCCATGGAAGAAATTTAATTCTAACATGGCAATATCTGTTGAATACGATTTAGAGTATTAATGAAGAGCTTGTATGACTTTATCATCAAACCTCTTGGTGATAGATACGAGAACGAAATAAAGATTGGTGATAAAACTTTAGTTTTAAATACTAAAATAGAAAGTTTTAAATCTGTTAATAACTTAGCAGTTGTAGTAGAAACACCAAAAGCGTTTAAGACAAGTATAAAAAAAGGAGATATAGTGTTAATACACCATAATGTTTTTAGAGTATTCTATGACATGAAAGGTGTTAAAAAAAATAGTAGATCATATTTTAAAGATGGTTTGTATTTCTGCGCTATTGATCAAATATACTTGTATAAGAGTACAGAGGATTGGATCTCATTTGGTGACAGATGTTTTGTAATGCCTCTAAAAAACGAAGACATTCTAACGAACGATAAAGAGCAAAAGCTTATTGGTATACTAAAGTATGGCAATAAGTCCTTAAAAGCACTTAATATTAACCCAGGGGACGTAGTAGGTTTTACACCTAACAGCGAATGGGATTTTATCGTTGATGAACAGAGGGTTTTCTGTATGAAATCTAATGATATTGTAATTAAGTATGAACACCAAGGAAACCAAATTGAGTATAATCCAAGCTGGGCACATCGCGATAGAGGAATTAGTTAAAGTAGCTAAAGAACTTATTGTAGAGTCAGATGATGATTTAACTGCAGATAAACTTAAAAATGCTGCTGCTACAAAAAAGCTAGCAATATTTGATGCTTTTGAAATACTTAAGCGTATAGACGAAGAAGAAAATATTCTTAACGAGAAGCCTGTTAAAGCTAAAGAAGAAAAAGCTTTTAAAGGATTCGCTGAAGGTAGATCTAAATAATGTACGAACAAAGTTTATACAAAATTTTACCTGACTATGTAAAAACCAAAGTATTAAACAGAAATAATAAGTTTAAGAAATGGAAATACGGTTATGACGAAGATCATGACATGGTGGTTATAAGTAAAACTGGGGAAATTGGAGAAATATACGAAATACAAAATTTAGTAATAGCTTTACCAAAAGCTACGGATGTTGCTAAGTTAAGCGGCAATAAATGGCAAATAGCTGAATACCCTAAAGAATTAAAAAATATTAAAACTGTTTTTGATTGGAAAAATTATTCTGAACAATTTAAAGAAAAATGGTATGACTATATTGAAGAAGAATTTCAAAGGCGTGAAAAAGGTTATTGGTTTTTTAACAAAGACAAGCCTACTTATATTACTGGTACTCAGTACATGTACTTGCAATGGTCCAAGATTGATGTTGGGAAGCCAGATTTTAGAGAGTCGAACAGGTTATTTTACCTCTTCTGGGAAGCTTGTAAAGCAGACTCAAGATGTTACGGTATGTCATATCTCAAGAATAGACGTAGTGGATTTTCATTCATGGCGTCAGGGGAGGCAGTTAATATGGCAACGATATCAAGCGATGCACGGTTTGGGATATTGTCCAAATCTGGCGCCGATGCAAAAAAGATGTTCACAGATAAGGTTGTACCCATTAGTGTTAACTACCCGTTTTTCTTCAAACCGATACAAGACGGTATGGACAGGCCGAAGACAGAGCTTGCCTACAGGGTACCGGCGTCAAAACTCACGCGTAAAGGACTCGATTCGAAGGTCCAAACCGAAATACTCACGGGGCTGGACACCACTATCGACTGGAAAAACACAGGTGATAACGCGTACGATGGTGAAAAACTTAAACTCCTCGTCCACGATGAATCGGGTAAATGGGAAAAACCGAATAACATCCTCAACAATTGGAGGGTTACGAAAACAACATTAAGATTAGGTTCTAGGATTAAAGGAAAGTGTATGATGGGGTCAACATCAAACTCTTTAGATAAAGGTGGTGAGAATTTTAAAAAATTATATAATGGATCAGACGCTACAAAGAGAAACCGCAACGGGCAGACAAGTTCAGGACTCTATTCTTTGTTCATACCTATGGAATGGAATTTCGAAGGATACATTGATTCTTATGGATTTCCTGTATTCGATACACCCAAAAAAGAAGATATAGTAGATTCATTTGGTGATCCAATAAAAACTGGTGTTATTGAATTTTGGAAAAATGAAGTAGCAGGATTAAAAGATGATCAAGACGGATTAAATGAATTTTATAGGCAATTTCCAAGAACTGAAGAACATGCATTCAGAGACGAAGCTAAAGAAGCTTTATTTAATTTAACAAAAATATACGAACAAATTGATTACAACGCGGATCTTAGAAACTCATCAGTGGTTACTACTGGTACTTTTCAATGGGAAAATGCTAAGCTAGATTCAAAGGTTATATTCGTGCCAAATAAAGACGGTAGGTTTAAAGTATCTTGGGTTCCACCTATTAATCTACAAAATCGTGTAATAGTAAAGAATGGTGTTAAGCATCCAGGCAACGAGCACTGTGGCGCTTTTGGTTGTGATAGCTATGATATATCAGGTACAGTTGATAAAAGAGGTTCTAATGGAGCCTTAGCAGGTTTAACTAAGTTTAGTATGGAAGATGTTCCACCTAATCAATTTTTTTTAGAATACATAGCTAGACCTCAAACTGCTGAGATATTTTTTGAAGACGTATTGATGGCTTGTGTGTTTTACGGTATGCCAATATTATGTGAAAACAATAAACCTAGATTATTATACCACTTTAAAAGAAGAGGTTATAGAGGTTTTTCAATGAATAGACCTGACAAGGTATGGAACAAATTATCAGTAACAGAAAAAGAAATAGGTGGTATACCTAACTCAAGTGAGGATATAAAGCAAGCTCATGCTTCAGCTATAGAAACTTACATAAATACTTACGTCGGTAAAACAGATCAAGGATATGGGGATATGTATTTTCAGAGAACATTAGAGGATTGGGCTAGGTTTAATATAAATAATAGAACTAGTCATGATGCATCAATAAGTTCTGGATTAGCTTTAATGGCTTGTAATAAAAATAGATACACACCTGTTTACAATCAGGTTAAAACAGTAGTTCCATTGGGGTTTAAGAAATATGATAACAAAGGGTACTCTTCAAAAATAATAGAATAAATGATTTATACGACTTCAAATAATACTTTTCCAAGCCAAATAGTTTCTGACGAAGAGAAACAAAGCTACGAATACGGACGCGACGTAGGTAGAGCTATAGAGAACGAATGGTTTAGAGGAGATACTGGTTCTGCTTCTGGAGGTAGGTTTGCTAGTAACTGGCAGTACTTTCATAATTTAAGATTGTATGCTAGAGGAGAACAATCTGTTAGAAAATATAAAGACGAGTTATCTATAAACGGTGATTTGTCTTATCTTAATTTAGATTGGAAACCAATAGCAGTGTTATCTAAATTTGTTGATATTGTTGTAAACGGTATGACTGATAAAGGTTATACAATAAGATCTCACGCATCAGATCCATTCGCTGTAAAGCAAAGAACTGATCACGCTACAGCTATAGCTCAAGATGCTTTTGCTAGTGATTTAATGGAAGAAGCAAATAAAAATGTAGGTATTGACTTGAAAAGAACTAGTATTCCTGTAGAGGAGTTGCCTAGAGATAAAGAAGAGCTTGATTTACATATGCAGCTTAGATACAAGCAAGCTATAGAAATTGCTGAAGAAGAATTGATTGAAAATGTATTTGATTATAATAAGTACGAGCAAACAAAAAGAAGAATAGCTTACGATTTAACTGTATTAGGCATTGGTTGCAGTAAAACAAGTTTTAATCTAGCTAATGGTATAACAGTAGACTATGTAGATCCCGTAGATATTATATATTCTTATACAGAAGATCCTAATTTTGAAGATGTATACTACGTAGGAGAAGTTAAAAGCGTACCTCTACAAGAATTAAAGAAAGAATTTCCTAACTTAACTGATGAGGAAATGGAAAAAATACAGTTATACCCAGGAGATATTAATTATACAAGAACTCCAAGAGGCCAAGACAATGATAGAAATAATGTTCAAGTATTATATTTTGAATACAAGACATATTCAGATCAAGTATGGAAAATTAAACAAACAGATCAAGGGTTAGAAAAATCTCTTGAAAAGCCAGATACATACAACCCGCCTGAAAATGATAACTTTAACACTGTTAGTAGATCTATAGAAGTATTGTATAGTGGAGCTAAGGTATTAGGTCACGAGCAAATGCTTAGATGGGAACTTGCTGAAAACATGACAAGACCTTATAGCGATCAAACTAAAGTGTCTATGAATTACAGTATATCCGCACCTAGAATGTATCAAGGTCGCATAGAGTCTGTGGTTAGTAAGTGCTTAAGCTTTGCTGATATGATTCAAATAACACATTTGAAGATACAGCAGGTATTACAAAAATTAGTTCCAGACGGTGTGTTTGTAGATGTAGATGGTTTAGCAGAAGTTGATCTAGGTAATGGTACTAATTACAACGCTCAGGAAGCTTTAAACATGTACTTTCAGACTGGTAGTATAGTTGGTAGATCTTTAACTCAAGACGGCGATCCTAATCGAGCCAAAGTGCCTATTCAAGAATTACAGAGTTCTTCAGGTATTGGTAAAATACAAGCGTTAATACAAACATATCAATATTATCTTCAGATGATTAGAGATGTTACTGGATTAAACGAAGCAAGAGACGGTAGTCAACCCGCAAAAGATTCATTAGTTGGATTACAAAAATTAGCTGCAACAGCTTCTAATACAGCAACTAAGCATATACTTCAGTCCTTAATGTATATTACAATAAAAACAGCTGAAAACATTAGCTTAAGAGCTGCTGATATGATAGCTTTTCCTTTAACAAAAAATGCTTTAATGAATTCTATTAGTAGCTTTAATGTAGATACTTTAGAGCAAGTGGAACGTTTAAATTTACATGAATTTGGTATATTCTTGGATCTTGAGCCAGAAGAAGAGGATAAACAAGCTTTAGAAAGAAATATACAAATAGCTTTACAAACAGGTAGTATTGACTTGGAAGACGTAATAGATATAAGAGGTATATCTAATATGAAGTTAGCTAATCAAATGCTTAAACTAAAACGTAAAAGAAAAGCTGAAGCTGCACAAAAACAAAATCTTGCTAATATACAAGCACAATCACAAGCTAGTGCTCAAGCAGCTGAAAAAGCGGCTATGTCGGAAGTTCAAAAGCAACAAGCTTTAACAGAAACAAATTTACAGTTTGAGCAAGGTAAATCTCAAATGAAAATTCAACACATGCAAATGGAAGCTGAGATTAAGAAACAGCTAATGGCAGAAGAGTTTAATTACAATATGCAGTTGGCTCAAATAAGAGTCGCGTCGGAAAAAGTTAAAGAAAAAGAAATAGAAGATAGAAAAGACGAAAGAAGCAGAATACAAGCAACGCAACAATCTGAAATGATATCTCAAAGACAAAACGATTCATTGCCAAAAGATTTTGAATCAGCAGGTAATGATACACTTGGTGGTTTTGCACTAGATAATTTCTAGTATTATCAACAATTAACTATTTAATTATATTATATTATGTCAGAAGTAAAACAAGAAGGTGATTTTTCTTTAAAAGGAAAGAATAAGAAACCTAAACAATTAAGTAACGATGCTCCGGCTATAACGAAGGTTACAATAAAAGATCCTGAATTAGAGATTAAAGAAGATATTGTTAAAGTAGTAATACCTAGCGAGGAATTAAAACCTAAAGAAGATGCCGTTCAAAAGCAAGAAACAGAGAGCCCTGTGCTACTCTCAGAACAACCCGAAATGGGATTGCAAGAAGTGGGATCGGGAAACGAAGACACCTCTAGAGATGTTATTACCGAATTCACGCCGCTTAAAGAAGTAACTGATAGTGAAATACAACAAGTAACTAAGGAAGCTCAAGAAGCTGTAAGAGATGAAAAAGTTTTAGGTAGAAAGTTACCTGAGAATGTGGAAAAGCTAGTTACTTTTATGGAAGAAACTGGTGGTAATGTGGAAGATTATGTAAGATTAAACGCTGACTACTCTAATGTTGATGAAACTCAATTAATAAAAGAATATTATAAAAAAACAAAACCTTATCTAGATGCTGAGGATATGAATATAATCTTAGAAGATTATGATTATGACGAAGATCTAGATGATGATAGAGATATACGCAAGAAAAAAATTGCGTTTAAAGAAGAAGTTAATAAAGCTAGAAACTTTCTAGAGGAAACTAAGAGTAAATACTACGATGAGATCAAGTTGAGACCAGGCGTAACTCAAGACCAACAGAAAGCTACTGACTTTTTTAGCCGATACAATGAAGAGCAAGAAGTAAATAATGCTAAACAAGAAAGATTTAAAAGCGCAACTAAACAAGTTTTCAACGAAGAATTCAAAGGTTTTGATTTCAATGTAGGTGAAAAGAAATTTAGATATGGTGTTAAAAATCCTTCAAGTGTTGCCGAAGAACAATCAGACATTACTAATTTTATTGGGAAGTTCCTGAATAAAGAAGGAGAAATATCTGATCACAAAGGTTATCACAAAGCTTTATACGCTGCTAGAAACGCTGATACAATAGCTCAACACTTTTACGAACAGGGTAAAGCCGATTCAGTGAAAGATGTTATAGCTAAATCTAAAAACATTACAACAACAGAAGCTAGAAAAACATCAACTGGTTCAGAGTTTGTAAACGGTTGGAAGGTTAAAGCGGTTAATAGTGGTTCTGACTCTTCAAAATTAAGAATTAAAAAGAACAAATTTAACTAAAACAAACAATTATTATGGCTTTAAGTCCACAATTTGGATCAATTGTACCTTCGCAGGGACAACAGATCTTACAAAGTAATTACTTACAATTTAACGGCGCAGGTGCTGGAGCAAATAACTTTGCACAACAATTTTTACCTGAAATTTATGAACAAGAAGTAGAGCGTTATGGAAACAGAACGTTATCTGGATTCTTACGTATGGTTGGAGCTGAAATGCCAATGACATCTGATCAAGTAATTTGGTCTGAGCAAAACAGATTACACATTTCTTATAACAATGTATTAACAGGAGCTGCTGGAACAAACACACTTGCTATTCCTGTAGGCGTAGGTATTACAAATGTTGTTTCATTAAATGATACTATTGTAATCCTTGACCCAGCAACTGGACAAGAGGCTAAAGCTTTAGTAACTGCTTCAAACACTGCAACTGGTGTACTTACTGTAGCTGCTTATGATGCTGCGGTTATTGCAACTACTTTTGGTGCAGCTAATGCTGGATTAAAAATCTTTGTATATGGTTCTGATTATGGGAAAGGTTCTCAAATTGCAACTAATGCAGGTGTTGCTGGTGTTCAAGCTGCTAACACAAGAGTATCTGTTTCTCCTAACTTTACACAATATTCTAATTCACCAATCGTTTTAAGATCTCAGTATACTATTTCTGGTTCTGATATGTCACAAATTGGATGGGTAGAAGTTGCAACTGAAGATGGAACATCTGGATACCTATGGTATTTAAAAGCGGAATCTGAAACAAGATTACGTTTTGAAGATTACTTAGAGATGAGTATGGTAGAAGCTGAGTATAATCAAAATGCTAATGCTGCTGCAAACCCTGGATCACAAGGTATGTTTGCTGCTATTCAATCTCGTGGAAATGTAGAAGTAGGATTTACTGCTGCTGCTGGACTAGATGAATTTGATGCTATCTTGAAAAATTTAGATACACAAGGAGCAATTGAAGAGAACATGTTATTCTTACAAAGACAAACGTCTTTAGATTTTGATGACATGCTAGCTGCAATCTCTGGTGGATTTGCTGGAGGAACTGCTTTTGGATTATTTGAGAACTCAGAAGAAATGGCTTTAAACTTAGGTTTTAGCGGTTTTAGACGTGGATCTTATGATTTTTATAAGACTGACTGGAAATACTTAAACGATGCATCTACACGTGGTGGAATCGTAGGAGTAAATTCTATCGAAGGAGTATTAGTACCTGCTGGAACATCAACAGTATATGATCAAATTTTAGGAACTAACATTAGAAGACCTTTCTTACATGTAAGATATAGAGCGTCTGCATCTGATGATAGACGTATGAAATCTTGGTTAACTGGTTCTGCTGGTGGAGCTCAAACTTCAACACTAGATGCTATGGAAGTAAACTTCTTATCTGAAAGATGTTTAATTACACAAGCGGCTAACAACTTTGTATTATTCAAAGGAATCTAAGGATTCAAAATTAATGTAATTTTTACCCTCGTTGAAACTACGGGGGTAACTATTACTTCTACTAATGAATTTATTGTTAATAAATCATTTATGTGACACTAGCTAGATAGATACTAATAGTAACAGGCTAATGTCATTAAACAAACATTTATATTATATCATATTATGGCTACTAAAAAAGCACCAGCAAAAAAAGTGGAGGTTGCACCTCTAAAGAAATTAAGTACCCCACATGAAAATTCTAGTCTACAACCTAATTTACAACCAAGTGAACCAACTTGGGAAATTAAAGATAGAATTTATTATTTAAGAGGCAGTAAGAATCCTCTTACTCTAACAATACCATGTCGACATACTAGAAAGCATTCATTGCTTTATTTTGATGCTGAAAACGGTAAACAAAGAGAAATAAGATACGCTACTAATCAAGCATCTCCGTTGGTAGACGAACAAAAAGGAGAATGTACATTAGGTCATATTCAATTTGCTGATGGTGATTTAAAAGTACCAAAAGAAAAACAAAATTTACAAAAATTATTATCAATATATCATCCTTTAAAAGGTAAGATATACGATGAATTTAGCGCGGTTGAAGAAGCCGAAGATGATTTAGATGAGATGGACTTACAAATCGATGCTTTAGTAGCTGCTAGAGAAATGGAAATTGATCAAGCTGAAGCTATAATGAGAGTAGAAATAGGATCCTCGGTCAATTCAATGAGTTCTAAGGAGCTTAGAAGAGATTTACTATTATTCGCTAAGAACAATGCTAGACTGTTCGTAGAACTCGCTAATGATGAAAATGTGCATCTAAGAAACGTAGCTATTAAAGCCAGTGAAGCTGGACTTATAGTTCTTTCCCAAGATCAAAGAACATTCGCATGGGGTTCAACTGGAAGAAAATTAATGACAGTTCCTTTTGATGAAAACCCTTACTCTGCAATGGCTGCTTACTTTAAAACCGATGAAGGTGTAGAAGTTTTTAGATCTGTAGAAAAAAACTTAAATTAACATGTAATAATAAAACCTATAAGGGGTTGCAAGAAGTGGCCTCTTATAAAATTAAAAAAGAAAAATGGCAGGAAACATTAATATAAACTCAGTTTATACAGCTGTTCTAGTAGTACTAGAGCAAGAAAAAAGAGGTGTGCTAATGCCTGTTCAATTTAACAAAATAGCAACTCAGTGTCAGCAAGAGATTTTCACTGAATATTTTGATGAGCTTAACTTAATATTAAGACAACCTCAAACTAGTTTAGCCTATGCAGATAGATTAAACATGTTAGATGAAAAAATACAGTTATTTAAAAGAGCTCTTAACATACCTATTGGTACTGGAGTAGCTACCGGTGGTGTAACTCTTGCATTAGATAGAGTAATTATCCCGGCAACAGTTCAAGAATTAGGTACTATTTCTTTTAAAAAGAATGCAACTACAGCTGGTAGAGAATTGCAAAGAATTCAACCATTTGAAGTTTTTACAACTAATGAATCACCTTTAACAAAGCCGACAGAGTTTTATCCTGTGTATCTTTACGAAAATGGTGTGCTACAGGTTTTTCCAACAGGATTATCAACAGGTGCTCAAAATAGTGCAACTGCAAAAGATTTACAAGTAAACTTTTTAGAATTTCCTGCGGATGTTAAATGGGGATTCAAAATAGATCCAGAGCTAGGTAACTATGTATACAATCCTTTAGATTCCATACAATTTACTTTACCTAAATCAGATCAACCTTTATTGATTTCAAAAATATTAGGTTACGCAGGTGTTATGACTAAAGACCAATTTGCAATGTCTATAGCTAATCAAAAAGAACAACAAATAAATGCTAATTCTAACAAATAAAAAATGGCACAAACAGTATTAACAAATGCGTTTATATCTTTAAATGATGTTATAAATAACTTTCTTATAGCATATACAGGTCCAGGTAAAATGATACCTGACGCAAAACGAACAGAAGTAATATTTCACGCTAGAAGATGTCTACAGGAATTCGCTTACGATACATTAAAAGCTCAGTTTAGCGAAAGCTTTAACTTGACTAACAGTGCGGTTGCGGCTGCTGATCAAAGCAAAAACCCTTTTATTCAACCAGCAGATAATGTTTCTGTTATAAGTATAAAAAGAAGTACTGCTGCGGGAGGAACTGCAGCTACTGTTGCAATGACAGAAGTAGCAACAGCTGCATTAATTGTAAATAACGATCAATATTTTATTGATTACGTAGCTAAAACAGTTTTATTTAACCCAGCTCTAGCTAATGTTGCTAATGGATTTTTTATATCTTACGTATACTTATCTAATGCATTGACAACAGACGAGGGTGCTGCTATTCCAAAACTAGCTGAAGAAGCTTTGTACGCTTGTATGATTTATTCTATTATGTCTAACAGAGACAATCCAGATCCTAATACTTTACAAAGACTATTAATTTCAAAAATAGCTTTATTAGACTTATCAAAGTCAAGATTAGTATTTACAAACTTCACCTAAAAATAAGTAAAAGATGGCTATAAATGTAGACACAGTGTATAAAACTGTTTTGTTGATATTGAACAAAGAGCAGCGTGGATATATGACACCGCCTGAATTTAACAGAATAGGTACTCAGGTTCAGTTAGATGTTTTTGAACAATACTTCGAAGACTTGAACCAACAATTAAGAGTACCTCAAGCAAATGTAGATTACTCAGATAGACAAGAATCTTTAGATGAAAAGATATCTATATTCAAGACAGAGGGTTTTGCTGTACGCACTCCTGCAGTGAATCCAACTCCTTTAAATTATGCTTTACCTATTTCAGATATATATGGTAATAATATTGTATATAATTTATTAACTCCTTTAGGTCCTAATCAAGTTTATTTTTACAAAATAGGTAATGTAACATATAAAGATCCTAATAAAACATATCCAGTAAACATAGAAAGACTCCAACCAAATGAGTTTATTGACATTCAAAAATCAGATTTAACAGCTCCTAGTGAAAACTTTCCAGTATATTTATACGAGAATAATAAATTATACATTGAGCCAAGTCTGCCTGCTTTGCAGTCTCTTGTTACTGTAAATTTTTTAAGAAAACCAAAAAACATTCAATGGGCTTTTACAACTGGAACTGGTGGTAGTTATGTGTTTGACGATACAGCAGCTGGTAATTCAGTTAATTTTGAGCTATCTCCCACGGAGCAGGTAAATGTTATAACAAGAATATTACTTTACGCTGGTATAGTAATACGAGATCCTCAAATAGTTCAAGTAGCGGCTCAACAAATTCAACAACAAGAACAAAATCAAAAGCAATAAATGGGACTTATAACAGAAACTAACGAACAATATTACGCAGGTTCTCAAAAGTTTTTAGCACAAACAGCTGCGGCTGGTCAACAATTTACGGCTACTTTCGACACTACTTTAGTGTTTGGAAATTCTAGCCCGTTAGAGACAGCATATGCTTTAAACAATTTTAAGCTATATACAGCGGCTCCAGGTGTTTTAACTTACACAGAATATACTAATGCTTTTTCTGTATCCGGTGATGTTATAACAATAACAGCAGCTATACCTGCAAATACTAGCGTTGTAATTCAGTTAAAAAGATTAGACGGTGGTAACTATGGCGATAGAGATGCTATTGGTCAAGCTGTTGAAGATAATTATAATAGCTATGCTTATATAAAGTTAAACGATATTATAAATAATTTCTTAGTAGCTTACGTAGGAGATGGTAAACTTATACCAAGCGTTAATAGAACCGATATAATGTTTCATGCTAAAAGATGTATGCAAGAGTTTAGCTATGATACATTGCAAAGTACTAAGTCTCAAGAATTAAGCATACCGCCTAGTCTTAGCGTTGTTATACCTCAA